GTATGATGTTCCAGCGCTAATACACCCACAAATAAAAGCATCTGCAAGTGTACGATCAAAATTAAATAGTTCTGTATATGGACTTATGCCCCAGAGAAACACTCCAACCCAAAATCCCATACACAAACAACAGTGAAATAAACGTCCGAAGCCACCCCAAGCTGCGCAGGGTGGTCGTATTTTATTGAAGATGTGCCCGTGAACAATAATGAAGGTCATGCCATAAGCGGCAAGAATAAAATGTAGTAGTTCCAAGTAAGCCTCTGCTATTTCTTTACTGAATGTCCATCGAACCGTGCAGCCAGAAAATCTTGTAATTCCTTTTCCATATCATAGTCCGAAAGAAGCGTGTAATCGTCAGCAGCTGATAGCTTTTTGATAAAATATTTTAGGAAAGCTACCTCGATAGGATCATCCACAATTTTGGATACGTTGTCATCAACATTGAGTGCATCGAGTCCGGTGTTGGATTTGTATTTATCATCCATTCCGTAAAGTGCCTTTACGGCACCAACCATCTCAGAGCCATCGTCAGCAGCGTCCCAAGCTGTATCAAGGACCGCACCAACAGGCCCCAGGAAACTAAGACCAAATTTAGCAAGCCGCTTTGCTGCAGCACCACCAGCCTTTTTAAGTTTCATATTTTTAAACAATGTGCGAAGCTGACCAACAGTCTGAACTTTTGGCTCGGCTTGTTGCGGGTCGCCTTCCTGTTCGCTAAACTGTCGCCAGTTTTCCATTATGAGTTTCATATCAGACATAATCTAGTACCTGTTGCGTAGTGGGTAATAGTAGTAGCCAGGACGCATAGAGCCCTTCTCGGCATACTGTGGAACCTCGCCGTATTCGGTGGAGTCGCGGTCGGATGGACGTGTATACATATCCTCCAACTCCTTCTCGTATTCGTCGGCAATCCTTTCGTGCTCTGCCTCGTACTCAATAAACTCTGCGATTACAAATGTAGCAGCCTGCAGAGGATTGATATCATCATTAGTAAGTAACTTACCTTCCAGAGAGCAAAAAACATTTCCGCCCTGAATGGAAGAACGGTCAATAACACCCTTATCGGCAAGAAGCTCTAGTAGCCGGTCCTGATAAGCATAGACATCTTCAGACGTATTAGTCTTTGGAACGGTCACAACTTTCATTTGCTTTGGCATCACGGCAATGTCAATCTTGTTGTGATCCATAATAAGAAGTGAACCATCAAGGGCTTTGCGCGCTTGAAGCTCGACGGTTGCCTGTGGTCCACCGACTTTAATCTTAATCATTTTGAGTTAGTTCCTGAACAAGTTCTTGTGTTTTGAGAACCTTGTTTAGATCGTTATCTGTAAACTCGCGCTTGCGGAACTCCTCAAGGTACTCGGACACTTCGTTTAGTTTTTGCGAAATGAGAGGTTCGACAGTATTTTGACTCGCGTCACTAATTAAGCTCTTAAGCCTTTCCAATTCTTCGTTCAAGTAAATACGAAGTTCGAACCCGTCATCTGCAAAGCTTGTAATGTATTGGTTAAGAAGATCTTTCTGTTCCTTAAGAAGAGTGGTGTACTTCTCGTTAAACTTCTTAATAAAAGAGTTGTAAGTTAGATTGTCCAAAGACTCCATTTTGTTAGACTCGGTAAGAGGCTGGTCAGCGCTCATTGAATCTACGATTGCCTGCTCAAAAAGAACTTTGCTTTTTACAGGCGTCTTTGTGTTGAAGATAGCATTTACGGAAGCAAGAGACTTAAAGTTTGGGACAAAGTTAGACCAAACGTCCTGTCCTAGTTGTTTATTGATAGCAGCAATCATTCGAGACTGTGCGTCAAAAACCTCGGAGGAATCCAACTTTGAATAAGCAAACTTTGTTTCTTGAAGCATTCTCTCAGCAAGTTTAGGTTGGATGTTTTTCGTCTCAAGCAAAGTTTTGTAAAGAGAAAGTTCTTTTGTTAATGTTGAGTCGCCACCAAATCCTTCTTTGATGATCGCAAGAACAGTTTCTTTTCTATCGCTGTTCTTATCAACGATTGCCTTTGTTAGTTCTCTTGTGAGCGTTTCATAAATAAAGGCTGTGTTTCTTTTTTTATTATGCTTCATTTTTGTCTACCTCTTTGCTCTCCATTTGTTCTACTAACATACGAACTTTATTGGTGTTCTCGAAAAGTGTGTGCTCGTCCCTAGTATAAGTAGGCTTGAGATTCTCTTCTAGACCAACTAGTGCTCTCATATCAGGAACTCCTACCTTGCCGGGATGTACAGTTCTGGAGGTTGTTCCCATCTCTGGACCGCGAACCATTCGCTTGATTTCGCGCTTCATCGGACCTTGCGAATATCTTGCTGAAGATCCTTTTCTTTTATCTACATCGACACGCTTATAAGGCGCACCTTGATGCTTTGTTGGGTTGTCCTCTCTACGCCCAGGAGTCGCCAATAAAACGTCATCCTCGCCGCCTTCCGGCGCTCCTACGCCTTCTTCACCACCGAGATCCAAGTCACCGCCTAGGTCACCCCCAAGGTCGCCACCCAAGTCGCCACCGAGATCTCCTCCGAGACCACCGCCTTCTTCGCCACCAAGCTCAGCGCCTTCGTCAACAACCGACTCAAGAGCCTGCTGATATTTACGGTCATAGAAAGTTTCGCGCTGGTTGCGAAGGAACTCGGAATCGGACATTCCAAGAATGTTGGCTGCAACCCAACGCTTTGAGAATGTACCTTCTGGAACTGATGTAGCAGTCTCGAACTTTGTCTTCATGTATTCAAGCTGCTGTAGTTCGGCAAGGCGTGAGGGGTTGTTCAAAGTAATCTTAAATCCTAAAAGGTCTTGACCTCTAAAGCCTAGTGTGTAAAGATGCACTATCGCCATCTTCTCCAACTCGGAAACCAACGATCTTTGAAGTCTATGAATAGTTCTTGCGAAACGGATATCCTTCTGAGCTAAGGTAGTCTTATCTTCTGTCCCGCCTTCAAGGTTGGTTAGATAAGACTGTGGGATCTTGATCGCTGCGAATAACTTATCACGAAGATACTTAACGTCTTCAATATCGTCCAAAGACTTGGCGCCAGGAAGCGATGTAATCTCCGATCCAACGCCACCACGCATCGGAATAAAGTAATCTTCTTCAAGTGATAGCGGATTGTAGCGAAGATCCACGCGGCCAGTTGTGGCATTCACAAGAGAGTTACGCTTCATTTCCGACTTGACTTTTTCCATATATTGTGGAATATCTTGTGGCGGAATGTTGCCTACGTCAATCTTGAATACTCGGCGCTCTGGGGCACGAACAACACGATAAGCAATCATCGCATCTTCTAGAAGTGTAAGCTGTCGCCAAATACGTCGGGCAGGATCCAAAACAGATGTGCCGTATGGCGAGTAACGATCGTTGCCTAAAATGCGGAAGTGCGCAACCTGCCAGTTCTCAAAGGTCATACCGGCGCCGTTCCACTGATATTGAACGTAGTTAGGGTTTGTTTGGTCCTGACCTTCAAGGCGCTCTACTTCGTTGTTGGGCATACCAATAAGAGATGTAATGCCTAGCTTCTCGTCAATGTCCATATAAAGGAAGAAATCGCCATACTTGCACATAGAGCGCGCCCAACCAAAGCAGTTGAACTCAATGTTTAGAACGTCGTAGAATAGAGACTCAAGGATAGTTTTGATTTCGTGGTTGAGACAATCAATGTTTAGAAGACGATCATATTCGTTTGATGTCGTCATCTCATCAGCATAGATATCTAGAGCGGTAGCAATCTCAGGCATGTATTCCATTTGCTCAAAATCAATGTAGCGCTCTGCTCGGTTTTGGTTACGGAATGCTGCTGATGTGTAAAGGTTGTAGTTCTGAGACATGTTAGAATCGTGTCTCTTGAACTCCTGGCCAGACATAGAACGAAAACGATAACGATATTTATCCAGATCCGCTCTTCTTTCCTGTCTACCAACTTGTGTACGGTAGTTAACGACTGGTCCAGATAAAAGTCTGGTTAGTCTTTTGAACAGCGGTGACGCTGGATTCCTTGGGTTGTTCTCTTTCTTGGCCATGTCTTATCCTAACCTTTTATTAATCCTATGTATTGGTGTTGAAAGTCTACTGCCTGCTTAGCTCTTTCAGATTCTTTTGTTATCTTATGTCCCTGCATCCCAGGAATAGTCGTGGCAATAGAAGTTTTCGCCGTGCTGATAGCAGACAAGAAAGATTTGCTGTACTCCACGTTCTTTTGGCTTTCTACAATCACGGTATCTCTCACCCAGCATCCAATAGCGAACGACATTGTTAGATCGTCGTTGTAACTTCTCATCGCCTGCGGTCTTCCGTGATGCCAAATAAATGTTTTCATTTCAGAAAGCAAACGATTTGAGTTAATCGTAATTAGTTTATTTCTCATAAACTCTTCCATTTTCGCAACGATCAAAGGTCTTGTTTTGGAAGAAGTTGTAAAACCGGGTATTACGTTTGATTGCCATTGTGCGGTTAGGGGATCGACATATTGGTGATCACCCTTTGTTGTGTAGTAGAGATTAGGATACCCTTTATCTATCAACTTTTTAAGAACAGCAAAGCCAATATTATTGTTTTCTATTACCAACATAGGATTGCCGTATTCAGCTGCTACATTAGATAGAATATCTGCAAAGTCGTCTGGTGTTGGTTTGCCTACATATTCAGCGACTTGTTCAAGGTTCGCAAGTTCTATAATATGAAAAGCGCTGTTATCTTTACCGTCGCCACGAGCAACGTCGGCAACAATCAGATAATGGTTCTCTGGGTCGTATTGTTTCCAAATCCAATAGTTTCTATCAAAGCCAGTGCGATACTCTGGTGCGCGGGCTTTTTCCATATACCATTGTAGATCATCTGGGTGGATAACAGTTTCACCAGATACATTGAAGTTACACTCCAACTCCTGAGCGATCTGGCGCTTGGACATATTTCTGGTTTCTTTCTCAAACCATTTCTTATCACGCTCAGGGTGAACATCCCACATAAGGGTCGTCATATGAAAATCATTTATGCCGGCTTCTGCTTCAACACAGTTTTGGTGGAACCAGTTACCTACACCGTTAGGAGTGGATAGCGCAATGCAGCGACCACCTGTGGATAGTGTGGGATAAAGCGCGGTCCATAGATCTTCTAACTTCTCAACGTGAGCAGCCTCATCGATGATCAGAAGCGAAAGTGCCTCGGAACGACCAGCATCGCCAGAAGTTGATGAGCCTTTAATCTGCGAACCATTGGAAAGCTCAAATGATGTTCTGTTATCTACTGTAATATCAGAGATCTGCATCCACTTGGGCAGGTTCTTAATGATCGCTTTTACTTTTTTGACTAAGTTAGTAGCCGTTTGTAGCTTGGTAGCAACGACAAGAATGTTCTTGTCTTTATGAAACAACATTAGCCACGCCACATACGCAGCACTAATAGTAGAAATGCCCAACTGTCGGGCTTTTAGAATAATATTAAAACGATAATCGCGGAAGTCTTTTAAAAGATCCTGCTGATAATCGAATGCTTTGAAAGGAATTAAACCTTTCTGCGGGTGTGAGATGCGACAGTAGTTTGTTGTAAAGTAAACCGGATCTTTGCCGGCTTTAACAATCTCTTTTAGTATCTCTTTCTTTGTAAGAGCAGCCATATTAGACCTTCACGTTTGAAGGCTTCTTAGCTTTATCTCTCCCTAATGCAAGAAAATCTCTGATTGCTTTGTCAACGCGCTCCTCGTCAGAGCCACCGTTAACCTCAACAACGTCAGTTAAACCGCCGATGCG